TTGCTACCAAAAGGGTTAATTCAAATTTACTTGGTAAATTAAGTTTAAAAGACGAATATCAAGTTTGTGCTATTGATAGTATGTTTCACAATAAAATGACAATGGTTAAAGGCAAGGCTGGTAGTGGCAAAAGCCTGCTGTCGTTATCATATGCTATTTCTATGATTGAAAAAGGTACATATGATAAGTTGATTATATTTGTTAATAATATTCCTACTCGTAATGCAGTAAAGATTGGCTTTTTACCAGGCAGTAAGGATGAGAAGCTTCTCGATTCGCAAATAGGGCATATGTTAGGATGTAAATTTGGAGATAAATCAATTATAGAACAAATGATACACCAAAATAAATTATTGCTATTGCCATTTAGTGATATACGAGGTTTTGATACTACAAATTCAAAATCAATTGTTTATATAACTGAAGCACAAAATCTTGATATTAGTTTAATAAAACTTGCTATACAACGTATAAGTGAAGATTGTCAATTAATTATTGACGGAGATTATAATTCACAAGTGGATTTACAAGTATTTGAAGGAAATAACAATGGTATGAGACGTGTTTCCGAAGTATTTAGAGGACAAAGTTTTTATGGAGAAGTAGAATTGCCTATTATATACAGGTCAAAAATGGCTGAATGGGCAGAAAATTTGTAAAGGAGATTTGATAGAAATGATTAAAAATTGTCTTTGTGATGATTGTAAACATGCAAATGTATGTAAGAAAATGTATGTGTTGCAGAAATTCGATGATAATAATAAAAAATTTATAGGCATTGATATTACAATGGACTCTTGTGAAGATTATGAGCAAAAATAACATATTAATATAAATTTTTCATTTTATAAAAATAAAATTTAGGAGGTATTATTATGTCAAATACTTTGAGTGAGAGAGTGAAGAGAGAATTTGAAAAGTGGAAGGAAATTTACGATATTCCTTATCATATGGAATTTCAAGTAAAAACGTTGCTTAGACTTCAAGAGGAATATGATTCTATTGATGTTGGAAGTCATACAACTAAAACAAGAGAAACATTGTTGCATATGATTCAGAATTTGCATAGTCGTATGATACTACAAGAAAAGTAAAAACCACATGGATGGAGTAAGTCATGTCCTCTCACTAATAAGATGGTTTCTTATTGTTGGTATAGTTGTTTGTTTGAACCGGCGAAGTGATGCGCTGTGTCGGGCGTAGTACACATGGAGGTCTCGCCACAGGTTTGTGATATCTTGCCTATTCCGAAATACAATATTATATTTTTGCGTAAGTGACCAGTGCTTCGGCATTCTTGGAGAACCGAAGTCATTATAAAACTAGTAGTGTAGTAACCGCAACTACATTGCTAAATCCGATTCAAGTTTGCATTGGTTTTTGCGGATGTGCCAATGATTTAGAGAATCGGTTTTTTGCAAAAACATTCACTTTCTGAGAAAAGTGAATAATATAATTTTCAAAAACAGGGAGTCTAGGATAGATTCCCTATTATCAATCTAAATTATTTTCCAGTTTGTCCTCAAGATTCCTTCGGGACTTGGGGCTATACCAATCCAATAACCGCATGAGGTTTGCGGATTGTAAATTATTAATATAAAATATATTAATTATGTTATTTTGTTAGGAGGTATGTTTTATATGTTAGAAAAAGGATTTTATTCTTTTAGGGCTTTTGATGAAATTGACAGAATCACAAATAACATTATGAGGACTTTTTTCTTTGACAAGCCGTATTCGGTTGTTTCTATTAAACAAGAAAAAGAAAAGCATAATTTTAGTACAAGACATTGGCAGGAAATTGTGAAAGATGACAAAGCGATTCTTGTGTATGATGTGCATGGGATTAATGCCGATGATTTAGTAGTAAAAAAGGTTGTAGAAGATGGTATTGCATATATCACAATTGAAGGAAAATCTAAAAATGAAGAATTAAATTGTGAGATGGAAGTTCGTGCTAGATGGGCTATTCCATATAAGCAGTTTAAGAAGCCTACTAAAAAAATCGAAAATGGGTTGCTATATGTGTACATTGAGAAAGACAAAAACGAAAACGATGAAGAAATAATATAAGTAATTAGTTTAATTGAGTAGGGGTATTTCTCTCCCCTACTCTTTTATTTTGTATAAAAAAGAGTTAGGGGAGGTTGAATATTTGAACAAAGAATTATTGGACATTTGCTATAAGAAGCATAATAAAGAAATTGATTTAACTTGGGAGCAACTTGCACAACAATATGGATTTTCTTCAGGAGAAAATTTGCGTAGTTGGTTTAAGCAAATACGCAGACAAAATGGAGAAATAGGATATAAAAATAAAACAAGAATATTACATATTTCTGATAATCATTACCCATTTAATTTACCAAAAGAAGTTTTTAAAGATTATGTTGGTAAGGTTGATGTACTTGTGTTTGGTGGAGATGAACAAGATTGTCAGTCTATTAGCAGATTTAAGAAGAAATACAGAGTGCCTTTTGTCGATGAAATGATCGGCACTAGACAAATGCTTATAGATATTGTAGAGTACATTAAACCAAAACAAGTTAAATTAATAGCAGGCAATCATAACTATCGTTTAATTAATTATTTCAGTGAAAAAGTACACGAAGATTTACTTACTCTTATGCCAGAAACTAATCTTGATTTTATTATAGATTTAGGTTTCTGGAAACATGACCATCAAACAAAAAGTAAAACTTTTTATGAACCTCTTGCTAAAGTGTTTGATGGTAAAGTAGACATCGAATATACCAAAAATTGGTGGTGCAAAATAGGCAATACCATATTTGCACATCCTAAAGCATATCGGAACGGTATACTATCAACAGCAGAAAAAGCATATTTATATTTTCTTCAATTAGGTATGAGTTTTGATACACTTTGTTTAAGTCATACTCATCATTTGGGGTTTGCTAAATACGGAAAGGTATATATGTATGAAAGCGGATGTTTATGTGAAGAACAATCTTATGCTTCGGATGGCACTATGATAAGACCACAAGATAATGGATTTGTATATTTAGTGCAGGATGAACAAGGTAATCTTATATATGATGAATCAAAACTAATTTGTTTGTAGAAAGGTTTTGATAATTATGAAATTTCGTGAAGAAACATATAAGGAAAATGGACGAATAATAAAAAAATATTTTATAGACGAAAAAGAAGTTACGCAGGATGTTTTCTTTAAATTGACAGATGAATTATATGAAAATACAAAATTTAAACAAGATGAACATCCTGATGAAATATGTAATTGTGATGATTGTCAATATTTGCTTGATTTGGTTAGGGAAATAAAAATTGCTTCCGATAGTGAAGCATTAGATATATTAAAAAACGAAATTGATTTTAGAGTACAAGAAGCATATTTGGAAGGACAGCGTGTATTGGCTAATGAATTAGGTAATTATTTTTTAAAATATACAGTACAGTTAGAAAATGAAATAGATAGTTTATATGAGAACGGGACTTTAGACGATTGTGAAGAAGGTGATATTTGAAAGAAGGTGTGGAATTGTCTCGTAAAAAAATAAATACATCGAATAAAAAAATAGATGTATGTAACTTAACCTGTGCAATGTGCGGTAAGTTAAAAAAACTTAATGATTTTTTCCAAAGTTTTAATCCAATACATCAAGTTGGTAGACTACCGTATTGTAAAAAATGCTTAAAAAATATGTGCTTAGATGAAAATGGTAATATAAATTTAGAGAATGTAAAGAAAATGCTTAAATTAATTGACAGACCGTTTATTTATGAATTATTTAAAACATCAATGGAAAGCGGTAAAGACCCCATTGGTATGTACATGAAAAATATAGCAATGCCGCAATACAGGTATTTGGGATGGAAAGATTCGATTTTTGAACCAGATGATCCTCAACATACTGACAATAGTGCTTTACAAGAAAAAAATAATAAAAATATTGATATAAACGATGATATTATTGAATTTTTTGGTGAAGGATACACCGAAGATGAATATCGTGCGATGTATAGAAAATATAACTTTTTAAAGAACAATTACCTTGAAAAAACCAATATGCACATAGAAGCACTTAAAACTTATGTAAGGTTTAAAGTAAAAGAAGAATTTGCCACAGCACGAGGCGACATAGGAGAAGCAGCAAAATGGGCGGAATTGGCTACTAAAGCTGCTACTAATGCAAAAATAAATCCTTCACAATTATCTGCTGCTGATTTACAGAATGGACTTTCCACTTTTGGACAATTAACCAGAGCAGTTGAACAAGTTGTTGATATAATACCAGTTTTGCCACATTTTAAAAAAAAACCAAAAGATAGCGTAGATTTTAATTTATGGTGCTATGTAAATTATATTCGAGATTTAAAAGGATTACCTTTAGCATCGTATGAAGATATTTATGCATTTTACGAAAAGAGAAAGAGAGAATATATAGAGCGAGAATCGGCAGACATATTTGAAAAAGAAGAGGAAGATGAAAATGGCGAGTTATAAACATTTTCAATCTGATAATATGAAATATGATTACAAAGAAACACGTACTAATATTTTTAATCCAGAATTTAATCCAACTGTGTCTGCCAGAGGAAAAATGGAAGAAGATAGTTTTATAAAAAATCTACCTAAATGGGTAGATTTTATTTCTTGGGCGAGATTCTACCCTGATTTGTTTTTTGATTTAATCACGCCCGAAACTGGTGGTATAAGGTTAGATTTAGACCAGCGTGTGTTTTTACGTGCTGTTGCAAGGTTTGTTAGCGTATACAGTGTGTTTCCCCGTGGATATTCCAAAACTTTTTTGGAAGTATTGGCAATGTATCATACTGCAATTTTTTTTCCTGATGTTTTTCTAACAATGACTGCTCAAACACGTGAAAATGCAGCAAAATTATTAAAAGAAAAACATGCTGAAATAATAAAATATTATCCGTTACTTGCTAATGAAATAGCAAAAGCAAGTTTTTCTAAAGATTCGGCAGAAGTCTTGTTTACTTCTGGTGGTCGTATAGATATAATGGCTAACTCACACAGTTCAAAAGGTGCAAGAAGGCATAGGATGTCAGTTGAAGAAGCTGCTCAAATAAATGATGAACTATTTCAAGACGCATTACAACCAATTGTTAATATACCACGAAGAACGATTGGTAAGGAAGGACTGGTTAATCCAGAAGAAATGAATGGACAGATTTGTTTTTATACTACATCGTGGTATAGAGGTTCATCTGAGTTTGAGCGTAATGTAAAAATGATAGATGCTATGGCTAATTTAGAAGGAGTTATTGTTTTAGGTGCAGATTGGCAATTAGCATGTCATTATGGGCGTGGAGAAACACGTTCTCAAATTTTAACTAAAAAAACTACAATGAGTCCTATTGCATTTGCATTAAACTATGGCAGTAGATGGGTTGGTGCAAGCGAAAATCAATTAGTTGATATTAATAAATTATTGAGTTTGCGTACATTAACAAAACCAGAAAATAAATATGATGGAAGTAGCGAATATTATTTAGGTGTAGACGTAGCAAGGTCAATAGACAGCAGCAATAATCAAAGTTCCGTTGTTGTTGCTAAAGTAAAAAGAAACAAGAACGGAAAAATTACAAATATAATGATACCTAATATATTTACTATTTCAAATGCATTAAGTTTTAATGCACAAGCTATTGAAGTTAAAAAAATAAAAAATATTTTTAATGCTAAGGTTGTAATTGTTGATAGTAATGGATTAGGTGCAGGTCTTGTTGATGAATTAATGAGAGAATCTTTTGACCCACAAACAGGAGAAAGTTTAGGATGTTGGGATACAATTAATACAGATGCACAACCAGAAGTTTCTGGAGCAGAAAAATGTTTGTTTGATTTAAAACCTCAATCAGCAAACAGCGAAATAATAGTTGCTTTTATGGATATGGTTGAAAGTGGAAAACTAAGATTATTAGAGAAAAAACAAGATACAGATTATGACATTAATGATAAAGAAAATTATGTAACAAACATATTGCCATTTATACATACTGATTTTTTAATTGAAGAAATAGCTAATCTTCAATTAAAACACTTACCAAGCGGAAAAGTAACTGTTGAAAAATTGATTAAAAAATATAATAAAGACCGCTTTTCTGCATTAGCATATGTGTTGTGGTACATTAAAACTTATGAAGATAATGTATATCATCAAGAAACCGATTTACTTGAAACGCTTCTTAAATATAGTTATATTGGCTAATGAAAGGTGGT